CCAACTCTTCGCGCTTGCGGTCGGCTTCGTCTTTCCGCTTTTTACCATTCCCTTGCCGACCCGACCCACTTCCGCCGCCAAGGTCCCGGCTGGAGCAGGTCGCCAATGCCGGCCATTTCTTCGGCAGCAGCCCCGGCGTTTGCGCGGGATTCTGCCACGAACTGCTTAAACACCATGCCGGCAGCGGTTCCATCAGCATATCGTGAATATCTTGAATGCCGATTTCTTGCGCTAGCCGCACAGTCTCAAGCTCACTCGCAATGCCTTTGCCAAAGTCAGACAGGCCTATGGGCTCGATATCCACGCCGGGTAACTTACTCATTGCGGCTAGGAGCTCGTCAATTGCCTGCACTGGCTTATTAACAATGGCGTTGGCAGCTGTCAACATCACGTCAACCACGCCCAAACCGAACAGTGCAATGCCTTTGCCTGCAACTTCAAACGTGCGCTTAATGCCCTCGATAGCGTCTACAAAAAACGCGGCCGCCTTGATGCCCATATTGAAGCCATCGCCAATGGCCTCGCCCATGTCTACGCCATCGGTACCGGCTTCAACCATCATCCGGCTTACGGCGTCCAAAATCGGCGCAAACTCAACGGCCATGCGCTGGGAAATACCTTCGACCACCAGCCCGATACGGTCAAAAGAATCGTTGCGGCCTCCACTTGTGCGGCATCCACGGCGCTCAGGGATAACCCGAGTGCGTCAACTTCTTTGCGGCCAGCGCGAATGGCATCACCGCCCTGCGTCATCAGGTTTACCATCTCACCGTTGCGGATGCCCATTTGCCGCAGTTCGTCACCGGCTTCCTGGGTAGACAGGCCCATCTCTTTCATACGGTCAGCAATGGTCGCCAGGCGCTGATCCACGTCCATGTCAGACAGGTTTCAGCAGATAGGCCGAGACGCTGAAACGATTCATAAGCCGACCCACTTCCGCGCTGTGCCTCACCCAATCGAGAGTTCAGCTTTTCCATCGCGCGGCCCAGCACTTCCGTGCCGACACCGGCGTCAGAGCCCGCAATTTGCACGCCTTTCAGGCCGTCGATGGTGCCGCCAAGCTGCCTTGCCAGTTTTGCTTGCGAGTCCACGGCCTCAAGGCCGCGCCGGGTTAGCTCAATACCGATAGCGGCGGCAGCAGCCGCAACCGCAACGCCCATGGTCGCTACTTTCTTGCCAACCGCGGACGCCTCGTTACCAAACTTCTTTGCGGTACCGCCAGCGCTGGCCATGCCCTGGTTAAATTTGGTGGTGTCGCTGGATACGCGCACGGCCAAGCTGCCAATCGCCATCTTGGTTGCCTCTAGTCTGGTGGGAATCCGGCCTTGACGCGGGCGCGGCGCAGTTCGTCTTTCATTTCTAGGGCTTCATCTTCGGTGATGCCGCCACCCTGCCTTTTCTGATGCTTAATTTGTTCGGCCTTGGCGTCTGCAAACCAGTAAAACTCGGTAGGGTGCATCGACCAGAACTCACGCGGGGACAAGCCCCAGCCGATGACAGCGGCCTGGTAAGCCGATTTTACGACTTGCCCGCGCTCGTCTTTTTTGACTTGGGCGCATCCTCGCCTTTTGCGGGTTCGGGTGTAGGGTCTGAGCGTACCGATTGTGGCAGCATCAGCTCCAGCAGGCTTGCCACGGCTTCGGAGATTGCGGCAAGGGTTTGGCCGTCTGCCCACATGCCTTTGTACACTTCCGCAGCGCTAACACGGCACCCTGCAAAGCGCAGAACAACCGAGTAGGCCGCAGACAGTTTGGCGAGGGGAATTTTGCCTGAAGACCGGCCCCGCTCGAGCTCCATAAAGGTGAGATGGTCTTCCACAGCGGCTAGCACACGCATTACGTAGTCATCGCCGCGGATCGTGTAGGGTACGCCCTCCCACGACAGTTCAATGTCATCAAAGATCGCCATGGTTATTCCTTATTGTGGTGCGGTGTAGGTGACTTCGCCGGATGCACGCATCTCGAAAGAGTAGGTGCTCAGGTCGTTGTAAGTGTCTTCCAGCGCGAAAGATGACAGGCCAAAGGAGGCAGACACGACACCGGTATCGGGATAGGTCAGGGTGTAGGTTTCGTTCCCGGTAGCCGGGTTCAGCGCGTCACCCATAATGGCGTGGTCTGAAATTACACCCTCGACCGAGATAGACACGTCGATTTGGCCTGGCTCGTCAAGATGGGTAGCCCACGCGCCCGAATCGTCGTCGGATGAATCGACCAGCTCACGGTTAATGCTGAGTGACTTGGTTCGAACGTTGGCAATTGGTGTGCCGTCTTTTGCCAGAATGACCTTGCGGCCTAGATGCTTAGCCATGATTTATGCCTCGTCGTTTAAATTGATAACCATGCCGCCAGGAATATCCATGCGGGCACGTATCGGTTCCAGAGTTATGCCGCCGTCACGACTGCACACCAGTTCATTGCCTTCGGGGGTTACTGCCAGCGCTATCACTTCCACGCCGTCTTCGGTTAAACGGAAAGCCTCAACCGAATCAATGGCCACGCCCATTGCGTCCATGACAACAAGGCCGTGCCCGTCCTGGTCCATGTCAACCCATTCAGCTCCCATAGCCAATCTCGTCAATTAGAACGCGAAAAGACGACACGCCGTGATAGGTGTGGCCGTCAGGGTCAAGGGTTACCGGCTGCTCTTGATTGAAGTCACAACCGATAAACTCATGATCAGGGACTGCGAGGGTGGCCCGGTGCAGCGCTTGATATATTGCGGCCTGTATTCGCTTGGTTTCGCGCTTGCCGTCGTACCGGCTCCACACGTCGATGGTCACGCCAATATCCCCACCAGATGATGTGTCGGTGGACATGTCACGAACGGAATCGCTGCCGATTACGATGTAAGGGAAAACAGAATCGTTACCGGAGTCGCCGGCCTGAATGACGTCATCGTAGACGGCGGGAAACAGGGAAGCCGCGCCGCGTACGACATACTGTCGCGAAGCAAAGTCCAGCTCTAAAAACGGGGGAATGTTCGGTGAATTTACGCGCTTTGCCAATATAGCTGCCAGCTCATAGCTGGAACAGAGCGCGATGTGAACAGCGATTTGAACGGCGTTTGCCATGCCTTCAGCCATTGCGCTTTGCTCCCTGCTTTTTCGCCTCTCGTGCCAGAGCCTTTTCCAGCTTTTTGCCGAACTCCTGGGCGAAGATTTCGGGCAGTTGCGGCTCTACTGCGGAAACGGTGGGCTGAATGAACGGCTGTGCTGAGTGTTTTTGGGTGCCAAACTCTATGAAGTGCCAGTACCAGGCATCGTTCTTTGCCTTTTTGCCGTGCTCGATGCGCACATCTGATATGGCCACATCTCCCTGCATTTTTCGGCGCCGGGCTTTAATGGCTTTGCGCAGAGTGCCGTCGTCTTTCGGCGCCTTCTTGCGCATCTGCTTTGCCACTTCGGTAGCCACACCCTGAACTGTTGCGCGGGCAAGGTTGCGAGCTTGCTTTGGCGCAATGTCCTTTGTCATTTTTCGAAATTCTTCAATCCCGGTGACTTCAAATTGCCGGTTACGTTCCACCATTAGGTTGCCACTCCCCGGCTGCACTCAAGCGGCAGATAGGCTGATCGCTTGCCGCCGTCCTGGGCAAAGGTGAGGTTCATCACGCGATCCATGCCCAGCCACTTAACGCGCCAGGTTTCGTTCACGTCGCTGCGGTAGCGGATGACAACCAAGTAGCCGCCTTCAGCCTGGGTTCGGTCGCCGTTCTGACGCTCTTTTCCGCGAAGCGGGCGGACGTGAGCCCATACCTCTGTCTGAGTTTTCCAGACCTTAGTGAATCCACCTTGCCCGTCAGGTGTGCGAACCTCTTTTTGCAACTCAATGCGCTGGTCTAGCTCGCCGGGTCGGAATTTCATTTAATCCAGCCTTTTCGATTAATTGAAACAAGCGACTGAACCGCCATTGGAAGTTGGGTTATGATTGTTCCAACTACAACGGTGCCCCTGTTCTCAAACCAATGAACCACTAAGCATTCGAATTGCGCGGCCAATAGACGCGGGAATGCCGCTATCACTGTCACCAAAGCCGGCCCGATAAGTGATTGTTATGGCGTCAAGCTGGTCCGCTAGGGCTGGCCATGCCTTGCCTGTTTTTGGCGTGAGATAGGCCCAATCTTCCTCTCCATAAAAATTAAAATCTGAGACAGCCACAGACTGCTGAACCCCTGCACCGTCAAAATAGTTTATGGATTCAATGGACTGCGCCGGGGTTATTGGTAGCTCTATGCGCCCAAGCCTGTCGGGACAAGGAACGGAAAGCTGCCATGTCTGAGTGATGAACGCCTTTCCGATCGCGCCGTTTGGCGCTTCCATAAAGTCAGTGGCAGCCATTATAAGTGATTCAATAAGTGCGTCTTCAATGTCCCGTTCTTCGCGCAGGTCTGCCTTCGCTTGCGCCAGAGTCACCGGCAAAACTACCGGCTTAACCGTACGCCGCAATATCTGATCGCGATGTTCGAGGCTCATTGTTTATTCCTTTACGGCTTTTTGAGGGCTGGCTTTTCTGGTGGCGGTTTCCTTTGCGTTGACCGCCACAGCCTGAGAGGCGGCAATCATCCGGCGGCCTTCGTCCTCGCCAACGTCTATGATTTCACCTGCGCTATGGGCCACTCTGGCGCCGGCTCGGCTTACTGTTAGTTGAACTTTCATAAAAGAAACCTCGAAGCAAAAGGCGCCCCGGAAGGCGCCCTTTGTGGTTTTCAGTCAGATTAGGCAGCGTGGATCAAGTGCTTGACTGCGCCGGTGTTAACCAGCTCGGAGTCGAAGCGCTTGAAGCCAATCATGCCCACCTGGAACTTCTCGGCGTAACGCTCACGCAGGGTCATAACCTCAAAGCCGCGAACTTTGCGAACCAAGAACTTAGACATGTCGCCGAAGATAATCGGCTTTGCGCTCGCGGCAGAATCTGCCATTGCCTGGTTGACGCTGTACGGCTTGCCCTGGAACGTGTCTGGCTCACCTGAACGAACGTCGCCCATCTGCCACAGGTAGTTGTCTTGGCCGTCCTTCAGCTTCCGAATAGCAGCCAGAGTGGTGTCGTTAAACATCCAGCGGCAACGCGGGGACTGGCGGTAGGCGGGATCAACGGAGTGAAAGAAGTCAACCAGTTCATCAGCCGTGAAAGCTGTGGTGCCGGCAGTTGTTTTGCCCGTACTGGAGGCGGTTACGATGCCGTTCGGCTGGCCGCTGCCGGTGCCGGTAGTTAGAACCTCGTTAGCGGTGCGGCCAAGGCGCTCACCGAAAAGCTCAGTCATCAGCGCTTCAATGTTGAAATCTGAATCCTGAAGCAGCTCCAGGGGAACCTTTACCATGCCGGTGTCGTAGATGAAGGCGTTGAACATCTTCTCGCCGAACACAACGTCATCGGAGCCGTCGTCATCCACCGCGTCGTTCTCGGCCTTCAGGCTGCCACGACTCGCGGTGTCGTCAACGGTCGGGTAGGGCAGAGGGTTGCCGGTAGCAGTATTCAGCTCCTGAACAATGCCGCCATCCCACATAGGGCCCCACATTGCCAGCGCTTTGTCGATTGTGCCGGCAAATCCTTCAGGGACGGTGTAGCCACCAGCGGAATCAGTGCCGGTTGATTGTGCGCGCGATTCCTGTGGCAGATTGGCGCGGCCGGACATAAGTACGTCTCGCTCCTCACGCTCCAGGCTAGCAGGGCCAAATCGCAGGGACTTGGTGAACACTTCCTTGTACTCGGGGGTTTTCTGGCGGTCTTCGGCCGCGGCACGCTGCTCTTCCTGGTCAGGCGCGGGGCGTCGTGAGTCGCCAGCATTGGCGCGCTTTTCTGCTTCCGCCAGCTTTCTTCGCGCTCGGCACGCTCGCCCAGCTTGTCGTGGTCAGCCATGATGGTATCAAAGCGACCTTTCGATTTCTTTCGCTTCGGTGTCGGTGGTTTTTTCGTTGATCTTGTCAAATTCAGCGCGGGCGTCAGTGGCCAGTTTAGCCATGCGGTCCCGCAGTTCGATCAGCTTAGACATATTAATTTCCTGTCGTCTTGTTGCCTTGCCCAAGGGCAAAGATGGGCACCAGGAGCGGGAACCGCTACTTGGCTGCTGACCCAAGGGCCAGTTTCATGTGAAGCCGCGACCGTGTGACCGTGGCTGTGCGTTCTGCTTCTTGCTGTGCCTGGCGATGCTCCTGCAGGCTTCGAAGTCCAATATCTGTCCCGCCGTAGGCTGGGCTGGTGACAATCGAAACGTCAGATAAAGCGGCTTGGAGGATAGTGCGTAAAGGGGTTTCCTCGCTATCGTCCCATTCCTGAACTTCTGGGAAGAAAGCAAAGCTCATCTTGTCCAGATCGCCGCGTTTCATCTTCGGAACGATAGAGCGAACGTCCGGATCCTCCGGGTCAAGTTCGGTTTCCATGTACAGGCCACTACTGTCTTCGCGGAGCGTCAGCGTGCCGGATCTGGTGCGAGCCATCGGAAGCCCTGCATGGTTAATCAGGAACACAACATCGTCCCGCCCAATGGCATCCCGGAATGCCCCGGGGGCAATAACCTCACGGAACATTCCACCGATATCAGCTTCTTCATTGAATACAGCGGCGTAGCCAGAAACCTTGATTGCTTCGCCATCCATTCGAATTTCAACCGGCTTACCGGCCCTGACTTCATGTTTCATTGTTGGCTCCCTCTGGCGCGGGCGGCGCGATAGGTTGGGAACCCAGGGGCACGGTTGCACCCTGGATCATTAGCTTGTTGCCCTCGTCCATGTCCGGGCGGTTCTCTTGCCTGCGGGCTTCGTTCGGGGTCAGTACGCCGTTCTGTATGCCGGATGCGTAGCCATCCATGCGGGTCTTGAAGTCGCCGCGCAGAAGGCCGTCCAGGTTGAACTCGACATAGAATTCGTTGTTGAGCTTGCCGAACAGCTTCAGGTTCATCTCCTGTTCGGTCTGCTCCACCCATCGTTTTATGGTGTGCTTCACGAAGTGGAGGTCTTGCTGTTCGGTGTTGCTGAATGTGCCGTTGCTCAAGTCCTGCAGGAACGTTGGCGGCAGCGAATAGATGCGGGCGTATTCTTCAATCAGGAAGCGTTTCAGCTCGACCAGCTGGGACTTCTCGGGATCAATACCGATGCTCTTGATTTCGTGATTGGCTGGAAGCGAGATAGCGAGTCGGTTTTCTTTGGTTGCCGTGCGGATGGCGGCCTGCAAATCGTCTGACGATCTTTTGAGCGCGGCGCCTGACTCAAAGTTGCCGGTGATCATGAACGGAGGCACGCCGCCGTTCTGAAAAAGCTTTGAGCCGTACCGTGTGGCCGCCAGCCCCAAGCCGATGGTGTCAGCGTTGCTCAGTATTGGGCTGCGGCAAGTGATCATGTCTGAGTGCAGGCTGAATGGAATATCAATGATCTCGTTGGCCGCATAGACAATCTCGTTCCGGCCCCGCTCTTTGTATCGATAGACCTTGCGCCCGCCGCGCATTTCGATCTTTACAATCTCCGGGTTCAGCGGCCACAAGTTGATGATTCTGCCGGCGGCGTTACGCTCAATGAAGGTGAGGGATCGGCCGCCAGTGAACACCTGCTCATAGGAATACTTTCTGGCGTCGAAGCTGCTTGTCTCATCGTTCCATGAGTCATGGAGAATAGTGGCCAGCGTGCTGCCTACCTTCTGCCTGCCTTCGGCCGTTTTCTGGTAAAGGTTCAGGGGCAGGCCCGCCATAGTGCCGCTGATGAAGTTCACCGCTGCCCATATCGCCGGCACACCCATGGCCTTTTCGATGGTGACGGTGACGCCTGATGCGCTCAGGCCGCCTGACACGTTCAGGAAATCAATGATGGCCTCGGAGGAAATAGGGACGCGCGGATCTTCAATGCCAGACCGCTCCTCTGGCGCTTTTCTATTTCGATTCCAGAAAGCCATAGTTAATCCAGTATTGAGAAGTTTTCGTTTTCCCAGGGAGACGCCGGGTTCTGATCTTCGCCGCGGAGAATGCCGCGGCTCAGCGCCATGATTGTCGCGACAACGCCATCGATCTTGTTCTCAGGGCGCTCTTTGTTCGGGTAGATGTTGTCTTTCGCGTCTATCTTCGCGACTACGTTGGAGACCATCCAAGTGAGTACAGGACAGTTGCCGTGGGCCAGCCTGCCTTCCAGTGCCAGCTTCTCCATTTCCTTCATGGGCTCGCTGATGTTCTGAACGGTTTGGCGAACCTCTACCATCGGCAGGCCTTCGGCTTCCATCTCCTGAGCCAGCTGGGTGGCCTGCCACGGGTCGTAGGGCACCTGCTCAAGATCGAAGCGGCCGGCGAATTCCCGGAGGTCGTCCTTGATTACTTCGTACTCGATAACCTCACCATCCGTGAGGGTCATCAGGCCCAGGCTGTTGAACTCCATGTAACGCATTGAGTTGCTGTCCATGTGCTCCAGCACCCGGGCTTCTGGCAGGTAGTACCGGCCATGCAAGTGCCAGTTCGGGTCGCCTTCAATCGGCGGGAACAGGAGCAGGGTGGCGGCAACGTCTATCTTGCTGGCCAGGTCCAGTCCAACAATGCAGCGCCGGCCTTCCAGTTCGCTGAGTGACTTTCGCTCTGGCTGGTTCTGCCACTTGAGCATGTTCATCCAGGCTGATTTCGCGCCCACCCATTCGTTCAGGTGCTTGGTGCGGAAGGTCGATTGCTTGGACGCGGACTGCATGGCCTCGCGCTGGCGCGATAACAGGAAGTCTCCGGAAATGGATATGCCGTAATTCGGGTTGGCTTTGCGCAGTACGTTTTCGTCTGCCCAGTCATCCCCTTGTCGATCGTGTAGAGCATGGCCCACAGATCATCACGCTGGATGGCGCCCTCGAGCATTCGCTCACAGTCCCTGACCAGTTGATGACAGGGTCCGCCGATACTGGATCCAGCGGTGGTGATCACCAGCATCAGCGGTTGCTCGCGGGCGCCCATGCCGGTCTCCATCGTGTCGAACAGAGTCGATTCCTGGTGCTCGTGATATTCATCCACAATCGCGCAGTTGGGAGACGAGCCATCACCGGGCTTTCCGATCACCGGCTCGAACCGGCTGCCGTCTTCCATGCGCACCAGGTTGCCGGCGTTAACATCGATGCCGAAGTGTTCGCGCAGAGCCGGGGTGCGCTCTGCCATGAGCTTCGCGGGGCGGAACACCTCCCACGCCTGCCTCTCGGTGGTGGCTCCGGAGTAAACTTCTGCACCGAATTCGCCATCTGCTGAGAACATGTAGAGGCCAAGGCCGCCGCCGATGATGCTTTTACCGTTCTTCCTGGGAACAAAAACTATCACTGTGCGGAAGCGCCGGGTTCGGTCCTTCTTGCGAATCCAGCCGAACGGTACGCAGATAGCGAACAGCTGCCAGGGCTCCAGCGTTATGGTCTCGCGCTTGCTGGCCCACTTTCCCTTTGTGTGGGGCAGCAGCTGCATGAACTTGGCGACCTTCTCCGCCAGCGCTGGCTCAAACCTGTAGGGGTAGGCCCGGGTACGGCTGGACTTCTTGTCATCGAAGTGGCGGCGGCAGGCCAGCTTTATCCACTTGCAGGCCGGGATCTTCCCCGCATTCACCTGGCGGGCGTAATCCTCCGCCCGTTTTACCAGCGGATACTTCTTTGCCGTCGTCATTAAAGTCCAGCGAACGGGTTACCCTGGGGCTTTTTCTGCGCAGGGCCAGCAACTTTGGCGCGATCCGCCGGCGTCATTCCGAACTTTCCGAGCAGAGCCTCAAGCCTCACCAGCTTGGCCGCGGGGAATTCAACCGGGTCCAGTCGGAACTGGTTGAGCAGAGCGCAACAGATTTCCAAACCAACCCGGTCAGCCTCAGTCAGCACGTTCTTTGGCGCAGCCTTGACGATCTCTTTCCAGATTTCTTGCTGAGCTTCGGGCATGTGCGCCGGGCATGATTTCAGCTTGCCGGTGTCCGGATCTTCCCGCTCGCGCTGGGGGTTCTTGTCGAACGCTCCATTCATTTTCAGCACGTTGGTCGGGGTTCTCGGGCGGGCCATTTCAAAACCTGAATTTTGTGGACGTAAAAAAAGTG